GGTCGAACAGTTTGAACAGGAAATGAACCTAAAGTTTTTTGGGCGTGGTTCTGAATTTTATGTCGAAATGAACATGGACGGCCTGTTGCGTGGCGATCTTAAAACCCGCATGGAAGCCTATGCAGTCGCAGTTCAAAACGCAATTCGCACACCAAACGAAATTCGCATTAGCGAAAACCTGCCTGTGATGGACAACGCCAACGATCTTTTGATCCAAGGCGCGACTGTTCCATTGGGTTCGCAAACGAATGGTGGCGCAAGTGGAATTGATATTAACAATTACGGCATTGCAGTTCGGGCTGGCTTGATCACGCCGCAGGTCGAAGATGAACAGGAGATCAGGGCGCAACTTAACATCCCGCCATTGTCTGAGAATGCGTCTAACCTCTGGAAACAACAGCAAGGCACACGCAGCCCAATTACGATCAAGTCAGGCACCGAAGGAAAGGCAGAAGCTAATGCCGCATTGAATTCTCAGGATGAAACAATGGGTGGCGCAAATGGGGCGTGATGTGATACAATCGGCGAAACAATCGGGGTCTGCAATGTCTGACAAAGAAATCCGCCGTGGCGTTCCTGTCGAAATCCGTGAAGCTGAAAGCGGCGAAATTCGCGTTTCAGGTTATGCTGCTGTTTTTGGCGAAGAAACAAACATTGGCGGAATGTTCACCGAAGTGATCATGCGCGGCGCATTTGAAAACGCAATCGGTCGTGACGATGTTGTGTTTCTGGTAAATCATGAAGGTCTGCCTCTGGCCCGCACACGTTCAGGCACATTGACATTGATTGAAGATGATCGTGGCCTTTACATGGAAGCCTCGCTTGATCAATCTGATCCAGATGTTCGCAGCATTGTGCCAAAGATGAAGCGCGGCGATCTGGACAAAATGTCCTTTGCGTTTCGCCCTGTGCGTCAATCTTGGGACGACAAAGCAAGCATCCCAAAGCGCATGATCGAAGAAGCTGAATTGTTTGATGTGTCCATTGTCACAACGCCAGCATATGCAGGGACAGAAATTGCCCTGCGGTCGTTGGAACAGCATCGCGCCGATCAGGTGCAGTCGCAAGCTGCGCGCCGTCTGCGTATGAAAGCAAAGGCACACGGCATTGAGGCGCGCAACGAATATCTTTTGCCGCCAGTTCAGGAACCAGAAATTGTTTCTGGTTCGATCAACCAGATCAATATGCAGAACGCTATTGACAACTGGAACCTTGGTCCAGAAGCCGCATCGTCGGATCCTGCCGCAAACCCAGAATATTGGGCGCGCATGGCTGACGTTTGGTCAATCAACGAAGCAGAGGCGCGCCGTCAGCTTTGCGCGAATTGCTCCTATTTCAACAACACACCAGAAATGATGAAATCTATGGAAGACATCCCGCAAACAGCATTTGACGCCGATGGTGGCGGTCGTGGCTGGTGCGAAAAACTGGATTTCATCTGCCACAATCTGCGCGTCTGCCAAGCATGGGAACGCAAGGATTTTGTGGAAGAATAACGGCGGTTCCCGCTGTTTGGCCCTTTTTTTCAGTCCTTGGGCAAGACATAATGAAGGAGGCCACGATGGCTGATTCTAAGACCCTGCGGGAGCAAATGGCGCAAATCGCCACCGAGGCCCGTTCCAAGTTGTTGGAAGTAACCGACAAAACCAACGAAGCCCGCGCTGCCGAAGTTGAGCGTGAATTTGACGCGATGATGGCAGAGCATGACAAGCTGGAAGCCCGTGCAACGCGCATGGACAAGGCAGAGGCTGCACTGCGCGCAGCAAATGCAATCGACACTTCAAAGCGCCCAGCTGTTGAGCCACGTTCCGTTCCTGCCGCCGATCAAGGCGCAGTTGCTGACTATCGTTCTGCTTTCTATGCAATGATCGCAAACGGCGGCGTTGATGGTTTGGACAGCGAAGTTCGCAACGCTCTGCGTGGCCGCGAATTGCGCGCACAAACTGCTGGCACGACCACTGCTGGTGGCTACACTGTCCCAACCGAATTGGCTGCTTTCATCGAAAAGGCCATGATCGCTTCTGGTCCAATGTATGACAGCAACCTGTTCACCGTGATCAACACCACGGGCGGCAACACGTTCAACATCCCAACTGTTGACGATACCGCTTCAACCGCTGTCGCACACACAGAAGGTGGCACTGTCACTGACGATGGCGGCAAGGATGTGACCTTTGGTCAGAAAACCTTGGGCGCTTATGCGTTTGACACTGAGTGGGTTCGCTGGTCCTACGAATTGGCAAATGACTCGATCCTCAACATGGAATCGCTTTTGGGCGAATTGCTTGGTGAGCGCATGGGCCGCATTGCCAACTCGAAGCTAACCACGGGTTCGGGTTCTTCGGATGTCGAAGGCATCGTCACCAACTCTGCCGCTGGTAAAACAGCCGCAGCCGTTGCAGCGATCACCGCAGATGAAATCATTGATTTGATCCACTCTGTTGATCCAGCCTACCGCTCCGCTGCCTCGACCGCCATCATGATGAACGACAGCACCCTATCCGCTGTTCGTAAGTTGAAGGATGGTCAGGGCAACTATCTCTGGCAGATGGGCAACTATCAAGCTGGTGTGCCTCAGAACATCTTGGGCTATAACGTGGTCGTCAACCAAGCAATGGACTCGTTGGCAGCTGCCAAAAAGGTCATGTTGTTTGGTGATATGTCCAAGTTCTACGTCCGCAAAGTTGGCGCGCCAACCTTGTTCGTGGCGCGTGAGCGTTTTGCACCTGATTACGGCATCTTGGGCTACATCCGTTTTGACGGCGTGTTGACCAACACCGCTGCAATCAAGCACCTGATCACGGCTGCAAGCTAAGAAAAACTGGCGGGGCTTCGGTCCCGCCAAACCTTATAGGGGGCGACAATGGCTAAAATTCGTTTGCTGACATCAATGGCTGGGATCAACTTTTCGCACGACAAAGGCGAAATTATTGACTGCACAGATGCCCAAGCATTGCGTTATGTTGAAGCTGGCATCGCAGAGGCAATTGTTTCTGACGAACCAAAAATTGAGCGCGCCGTCAAAAAAGGCGTCACCGAAAAAGCAATCAAAGGCTGATCCATATGCTTTCGCCCCAACATTCGCTCTTGCTTGTCACAGCGCCCAGCGCCTCGCCGATCAGCTTGGCAGAGGCCAAGGCACAGATGCGCGTGGAAAGCAGCGATGATGACACGCTGATCCAGCGGCTAATTGATGCAGCCGTGGCGTTTGTTGATGTCAACGGCGCTCTGGGCAAGGCAATGATCACGCAATCATGGGCGCAATGGGTTGGGCAAAGCCCGAACACTGTTTCGGTTTTAATCGGTCCTTTCCAAGAACTGACATCCATACAATATTATGACGTTGACGGCGTTCTGCAAACCGCAGACAAGACTGATTTTAACGTCTTTGGAACGCCTTCGCGCATCACGATCTCGCCAAAATCGGGCAAGGTCTGGCCCGTCACACAAATCCGCGAAGATGCCATCCGTTTGGAATATGTGGTTGGTTATGGCGACACCGCAGCATTTATTCCGCAGACAATTCGCCATGCTTTGATGATGCTTGTTTCGCACTGGTATGAAGCCCGCGAAACATCGCAGGAAAAGCAGATGTATGACCTGCCATACGGATTTGACGATCTGATCGGGATTGAGCGGGGCCATTGGTATGGTTAGGGCTGGGCTGCTTGGTGAAAAAGCCACATTTCAGCGTCTGACCGAAGGCGCAGTTGACGCCTATGGAAACGTCTATACAGGCTGGGCCACTGTCGGCACACGCGCAGCTGATATGCGCGAACGCACAGGCAAAGAAGCGGTCAATTCAGGCGCTCTGACAGATGAAGCTATGGCAACACTGCGCTGCCGTTCAGACAGCTTTACGCGCACTGTCACGGCTGCGGATCGGATTGTCATCCGTGGCTATACTTGGGCGATCAAGAACGTCATGCAGGTTGATTCCAAAAACACGCAAATAGAATTTTTGATTGAGCGTGGGGTGGCAGCATGAAAATTCATGGCGGTCATCGTTTGGCAGAACAGCTTCGCAATATGCCAAAAACTGTTGAAGCGCAGGTTGTAAAGACAATCAAGCGCAATACAGAACAAGCGGCCAGAACTGCAAAAAGCCTTGTGCCTGTCAAAACTGGCGAATTGAAGGCTTGGATTTTTACAAAATACGATGATGGCGGATTGACAGGATCGGTTGAAGCCGCACCGCCAACCAAAGAAGCCCAGACAAAAGCTGGCGCTGTCGAATTTGGCCGCAGAAAAGGCAAACGTGGCACAACAGCCGCGCGACCATATATCCGCCTTGCTCAAAGATTGCAGCGCAAGAAGTTTCAAACAAGTATCAAATCTGCCGTTCGGCGTGGAATGAAGGATGCGCTCTGATGGCTGACGGATTTTCTCTTGCAATGCAAAAAGGATTGCGCGCAGCACTTGCAGCAAATGCTGGTGTGTCTGCGATTGTGTCAAGCCGCATTTATGACGAGCCGCCGCAGAACGTGGTATTTCCATATCTGCGAATGGTTGACATCGACCCAACAGCATTTGACACAGATACCACCGAAGGCGCTGAAATCAGCATCAGCGTTGAGGCTTACAGCCGATCTGCGTCTGGCCGTGTCGAAGCAGCACAGATGGCCGAAGCCGTGCGCGCTGCATTGCATCGGCAAGAAACCAGCGTGACTGTGACAGGCTTCACGCTTGTTGAATTGATTTTCCAGACATTTAATGTCACAAGAGATGCAGACGGGCGTGGCTATACTGCCGTCATCGTATTTCAAGCAACGCTTGAAACTGCCTAAATCCGCGCAATGGGCAAGCGCATGAAAATGGAGGCCGATCATGGCTAAACAACTAGGACGCGCCCTGCTGGTCAAGATCGGCGATGGCGAAGTATCTGAGGCATTCGCAAATCTTTGCGGATTGAATAGCAAAACGTTCACGATCAACAATTCGTCGATTGATGTGACTACCCCAGACTGCACATCGCCAGAAGGCGCTTTGTGGACTGCAACGCTGAACGGCCTTAAAAATGTGTCTGTGTCTGGTAATGGATTTTTTGAGGACAGCACCACAGAATTGCGGATGAACACAGTCGCAATGGGCGCAGACAATGCTTGCAATTTCCAGATCGTTGTTCCGTCATTTGGAACATATGCAGGTGCGTTTCGCATTGCATCGCTGGAATTTGGCGGCGAAACCGAAGGCGGCGTGACATACTCGATCTCGCTGGAAAGCAACGGCGCAGTCACGTTTACGGCTGCGTAATGAGCATCACGGCAGAAGCGCCGCGAGGGGGTGTCGTCGAATATATTGGCGACACCTCTTATGTTTTTGTCCTTCGCAATCGTGAGATTGAAAGGTTTGAAGACAAGCATCGAGGCATATTCGAATTGTGGGATGGTTTCTTTGGTCGTGGAACAAAACCAACATCAACAGAAGTCCGCGATTTGCTTGCGCTGGGCTTGGTAGGTGGCGGCAAAAAGGATCACGAGGCAGATGCAATTGTTGCAAAATGCAATCCATCTGATTTGATGCGGCTGTTCCAAATCGCGCAAGCCGTGATTGGAATTGCGTTCCTGCCAGACGTTGCAGATGCAGACACAAAAAAAAACACAGCGGATCAAAGCCAAGCAGACTAAACGTCCGCAGCATGATTAAAAGCGGAATTTTGATTGGCTTACAACCTGAACAAATCCGTGATATGATCCCGAAAGACACATGGCTGGTGTTTGAAGGATGGAATGACGCACACGCGCCAGACGATGCAAAAACAGAGGCCATGACAGCGGATGAATATCGGCAACTTGTGAGGCAGGTCGATGGCAATTAGTGCAGAACAGCTTAATATTATCCTGACAGCCAAGGACAAAACCTTTGCAGATGCGATGGCAAAAAACGCAAAGCGCGTTCAATATTTTGAAAGCAGTGCAAGGAAAAGCCTTAAATCTACCACAGCAAGTTTTGATGGCCTTACGCTGGGCGTAAAGGCACTGATCCCAGTATTGACGGCTGCATTTTCCGTTCAGGCTTTTAAGGGCGCGCTTCAAGCTGCCGTTGATATTGAAAACTTGTCTACTATTGCTGGTGTTGCAACTGATCAATTTCAGGTGTTGGCACTGACATCACAGCAATTTGGAATTGGTCAGGAAAAGCTGTCTGACATTTTGAAGGATGTGAACGACAAATTCGGTGATTACGTTCAAACTGGCGCTGGTCCGCTGGCTGATTTCTTTGAAAACATTGCGCCAAAGGTTGGACTGACAGCGGCAGCGTTTGCTGATTTGTCGTCTGATCAAAAACTTGGAACATATATAAATGCGCTTGAACAGGCCAATGTTTCGCAAGCAGATATGACGTTTTACATGGAAGCAATCGCCAGCGACAGCACGGCGCTTGTGCAAGCGTTTGCAAACAATTCTAAAGCCATTTCAGAAATGAAAACACGCGCAGCCGAATTGGGTTTGGTAATTGACAGCGAGACAATTGCAAAAGCGCGTGAGGCAAAAATAGAATTGGACCTGATGGCGCAGGTCATGGACATCAACGTCACCAATGCCTTAGTGTCGATTGCGCCTCTTGCAATTCGAGCCGCTGGCGCTATTGCCGAAATTTCTGCTGCTGTTGCTGAGTTTTTAAGAGCAAGTGGAAATGGTCTTGCTGTTAGACTCGACACAAGACAGGCAATTAACGACATGAAAGGTCTTGAACAAGAAACGATGGCTGTCGCACGGGCGCAATATGCCTTGAATGGATTGACCAAACAATCTGAAATGGGAAAGCCGCCAACAATTCCGCAGCTTGATACTGCATATGAAAATGTCAGACTGGCCGAAGAAGCATTGGCAACGGCACGAAAAACAAGAGATGAACGCGCAGCCGCAGAAACAGGCACTGTGTCTTTGATAAAGACCATCAGTAAAGAAACAGATGCTTTGAAAGAGCAAGCAAAAGCCAATGCAATGTCTGCCGAAGCTGCCGAAAGAAATCGTATTGCAAAGCAGCGGCTTGCATATGAAGAACAAGTGATGAATGGCATCCGCGCAGCTGGAAAAGAAATTGACGATGAAACATATGATCAGGTTGCGAACCTTGGCCAAGCGTGGGAACAAGCCGCAATCAGCGCATCCAAAATTCTAAATCCGCTTGAGAAAGCAACTGCATCTGCTGGATCGACAGCAAAGAGTGTTGAAAAAGTAAATGAAAAACTAACGCAAATGTCACCATTGCTGCAACAGCTTGGGTTTGATGCTGCGAAAATAGATGCGGTTGGAAGCGTGATGGAAAGCAGCATGGAAAATGCCTTCATGAGCATTGCCGATGGCACAATGACAGCCAAGGATGCTTTCAAAAGTATGGCAACAGACATCATCAAGGAACTGTATCGCGTCTTGGTGGTGCAAAGATTGGTCGGTGGTTTTGCAAGCGCAACAGGTGCTGGAAGCGGCATCCTTGGCGCAATAGGTGGTGCATTTGGAATAAAGACAAACGCATCAGGCGGTGCTTTGCAAGCGGGCCAGCCTTCGGTCGTGGGCGAACATGGGCGTGAGATTTTTGTTCCATCAACATCTGGTCGTGTGTTATCTGTTGGTCAGTCGCAATCAGCGGCTGGCTTGGGTGGCAACAACGTGACGATTGTGCAGAATATAAATGTTTCAACTGGCGTTGCTCAGACAGTCCGCGCTGAGATAAAATCTTTAATGCCTCAAATTGCGGACAGTGCAAAATCCGCTGTGTTCGACGCACAGCGCCGCAGCGTCAACGGGATGGGCTTCGCATGACAATATCTTATCCGTTGAACCTGCCATCACATACAGGCATCCGCAACATTGAACTGCGCGCAACCAATGCTGTGATTTACGAAATGTCGCCGTTCACGTTTGCGGGTCAGGCACAGGCAAGCACTGGCCAGATGTGGCAAGCTGATGTGACGTTGCCGCCAATGAAGCGGTCAGATGCGGAGCAGTGGATTGCATGGCTGGTGAGCTTGCGCGGTCGGTTTGGCACTTTTACAATGGGCGATCCACTTGGGTGCGCTCCGCGAGGTGTTGCCACTGGAACGCCACGTGTGAACGGCGCTAGTCAAACTGGCGAGGATTTGAACATTGACGGCTGCACCGCAGATGTGACGGGGTGGCTAAAGGCTGGCGACTACATCCAGCTTGGCAGCGGCGCAACCGCAACTTTGCACAAGGTCTTGGCTGACGCAGACACAAACGGCAGCGGCGAGACAACGCTTTCGCTATGGCCACACATCCGCACAGCGCCTTTGAACAATGCAACTGTAACTGTCAATAATACAGTTGGTCATTTCCGATTAACATCAAACGAAACATCTTGGTCGGTCAATGAAGCTGCGATTTATGGCATCACGTTCAGCGCGATGGAGGCCATATCGTGAGCCGCACACTCCCGACAGGCATGGCGACTGCGCTGGCACAGGACAGCATTGTTCTGTTCTACGCAATCGAATTGATCTTTGACAGCGCGCCAATTCGAGTGTGGACGGGTTATGGCGACAAAACGATCAATGGCCAGACATACATTGGCGCTGGGTTCCTGCTAAACATTGAGGGCATTGCAGAGGTGGCCGATCTGACTGCATCAGGCATTACCATTACACTGTCGGCAATCAGTTCCAGCATCATTTCATTGGCATTGCAGGAAAACTATCAGGGCCGTGTGGCGCGTGTGTATTTTGGCGTTGATGGCGTTGCTGATGCCCTTGAAGTGTTCAGCGGGTTTATGGACGTGATGACGATTGAACACACGGGCGAAACTGCGCGGGTGAACATCAGCGTGGAAAGCAAACTGGTCACGTTGCAGCGTCCGAACACGCGCAGATATACTAGACAAAACCACCAGATCAGAAATTCTGGCGATACGTTTTTCAATTATGTGACCAAGTTGCAGGACAAGGAAATCGTATGGGGTCGCAAAGCCTAATCAGCTATGTAAAGCAAAATCGAGATCGCCAGTTCGTGCTGGGCGAACATGATTGCTTTACATTCACGAATGGCGCATGGGCGGCTATGCACGGGTGTGGATATGCAGATCATTTCATCGGCAAATATGCTGATCTAGGTGCGAAACAATTTGCAACACTGATGAAGAAATCATTTGGATCGTCAGATATTATTGAAGCACTGGATCAGCACTTGACCCGCATTAACGGCGTCCCCCCTCGCGGCGCACTTGTCGTGACAAGATCAGCACGGCCATATTTCACTGGGTATGCGCTGGGCATAGCAATGGGTATCAACGCTGTATTTATCGGTGACAATGGTTTAGAATACGTTTCAATAGGTCTTGTCGATGGAGCATGGGTGTAAATGCCACAGATAATCGCAGCGGGCATTGCAGCGGCAATCCCAGCCACAGCCACAGTCGCCTTTGCAACAGTCACATACGCACAGGCCATTGCATATGTCGCATATACTGCGCTCACAGCCTCTGCGTTAAAAAAACTTGCGCCATCCAACACAAGCGGCGTCCAGAATAAAGGCACGTTGATCAACATCCGTGAAGCTGCCGCAGCGCAGGAATATGTTTATGGAGAGGTCCGCAAGGGCGGTGTGCTGACATATATTGACGAAACTGGCACTGATAACAAATATCTGCACATGATCATCACCTTGGCGGGGCATGAGGTCGAAGAAATTGGCGATATTTATATCAACGATCAGATCGTCACGCTGGACGGGTCTGGCTTTGTCACAACCAAGCGCTGGGACGAAAAGATCAGGATCATCAAGCGCGATGGATCGCAGACCACCGCAGACCCGACAATGGTTTCTAATGCTGGTGTGCCATCAACATTTATTGGCAAGGGCATCGCGCATCTTTACATCCGTCTGAAATACGATCCAGATGTTTTTGGTGGTGGCATCCCGACCTTTACAGCCGTTGTAAAGGGAAAGAAGGTTTACGACCCGCGCACTGCAACAACAGCATACAGTGACAACGCCGCGCTGTGCATCCGTGATTATATTACATCGTCTTACGGCCTAAACGACAGCACAGTGAACGATACGTTCTTTGCTGCGGCTGCAAATGATTGTGATGACAATGTGCCGATTGTTGGTGGCGGGACGCAAAAGCGATACACCATCAATGCTGTCTTGCGGTCTGATTCGACTATTGGATCGTCATTGTCGGATATGATGCAGTCGTGCAATGGCGCGCTATATTATTCTGGCGGTGAATGGAAATTGCGTGTCGGTGTATATGAAGCGCCGATCAAATCGTTCACGCTTGATGATCTTCGCAGCCAGATCACATTGCCCACAAAACTATCACGCCGCGACAATTTCAATCGGGTTGTCGGCACGTTTGTCAACAGCGAATCAGATTGGATTGAATCTGATTATCCAGCCGTGAGCAGTTCATATTTTCTCAATACCGAAGATAACGGAATCGAGAATGCTTTGGACCTGCCGTTGCCAATGATCACAAACGGACGCCGCGCACAGCGTGTTGCAAAGCAGGTGCTGTTCCGTTCCCGCGAACAGATGACCATTTCAGCCCAGTTCGGCTTGGCGGCTTTGTCGGTTGAGGTCGGCGACATTGTTGATCTTACGATCGGCGAATACGGCTGGACGAACAAAGAGTTTGAGGTCAAGTCGTGGAGATTGATCATATCAAATGAAGGCGGTGTGCGGGTTGAATTGGTGCTGCGAGAGACAAGCGAAGCAGCCTTTGCGTGGGATGCCGAAGAAGAAGATATTGTTGATAACAATTCAAACCTGCCAGCATATTATGAAACTGGCGATGTCGGAATATCCATTGCTGGCGATATGCGTCTTGTCAATGAACAGGTCGTGGGCGCGCTTCTGATAGATGTCACCACATCATCTGAAAATGTTGATCAGTTTGAAGTGCAATATCGTAAAACGGGATCAACAGCGTGGAAATCTTTGGGACGCTCAACGTCGAACGTGTTTGAAGCCATCGGCATTTCTGATGGGTTTTTTGATGTGCGCGCTCGCGGCATTAACGCAATCGGCATTCGTGGCGCGTGGAACACAGTTGAAAACTATTACATCACGATCTTTGCAACGCCACCGCAGGATGTGACAAACTTTTCTGCAAACGTTGTTGGAAACAGCTTGCACCTGACATGGACGCCAGTTCCCGATCTAGACCTGTCGCATTACAAGATCAGATATTCAAACATTACATCTGGCGCGGCTTATCAGAACGCGATTGATGTCGTGAAGAAGATTGCGCGACCAGCAAACAGCATCGTGATCCCAGCGCAGACAGGCACATATTTTATCAAAGCGGTTGATAAGCTGGGCAATGTCAGCACCTTGCCAGCCAGCATTGTCATATCGACCAATGTTGCCGACATTGACGCGCTGAATGTTGTTGAAACATTGCAGCAAGACCCAGCGTTTGCGGGGGCAAAGACCTCTATCGCGGTCGTGACTGATGGACCGACGACCTACATAACGCTGGACACATCGCTTTTGTTTGATGACGCAACTGGCGATTTTGATGATTTTTCTGGACTGTTTGATGGCGGCGGTGGAACTGTTGAGCCATCAGGAACTTATGAATTTGCAGACTACATTGACCTTGGCGTGAAATATGTCAGCCGTGTCAGCACTGATATGACGGTGCAATTCATCCAGTATTTTGACCTGTTTGATGATGCCACAGGACTGTTTGACGCACGAGCTGGTCAGTTTGACGGCGACACATCGCAATTTGATACTGTGTCTGTTCGCACACAAGTGGCGCATACGGATGACGATCCATCTGGATCACCAGTGTGGACGGATTGGCGCGATTTTATTGTTGGCGACATTTCTGCACGGGCAATCAAGTTCCGCGCAATTTTGGAGACGACACAATCAGATGCAGCGCCAATCGTATCGGCACTGTCGGCCTTTATTGATATGCCAGATCGCGTGGAAAGCGCCAGCGATATTGCATACACTGGCAGCTATGCTGTGACCTTCCCTAATGCGTTTAAGGCAGTCCCAGCCATCGGTATTGCTGCGTCCTTGGCGAACGGTGATCGGTATGTTATAACTGGAAAAACGCGCAGCGGATTTACGATTGAGACCTATACTGGTGCATCGGTCAGCACGAACTCAGCGACATTTGATTATGTTGCGAAAGGATATGGCAAGGAGTTAACATGAGCCAGAATGATTTTAATATCGCAAATCAGGGTTTTGCATCTTTTCGTGGCGATTTAAACAGCGCGCTGCAAGCATTGGCATCAACATCATCTGGCGCAACAGCCCCCGCAACGCCTTATGCCAACCAGCTTTGGTATGATACAGCCAATGATTTGCTCAAAATACGCAATGAGGCCAACAGTGATTGGATTGATGTATTAACTGTTTTGGGTGTTACAGCCAGCGCTGCTGAGTTGAACCAGCTTGATGGTCTTGAGGTTTACGGCAAAACAAACATCCTTGGCACAGTCACTGAGTCTAGTGGTGTTCCTACTGGCGCGATCATGGAATACGGGTCAAACGCCAATGGCTCATTTCTCAAGTTTGCTGATGGCACGATGATTTGCAAGCTTACAACGCCAACGCTGACATCAAGCACGGCAGTTGGAAATATGTTTACCTCTGCCGCAAGCACTCGGACATATCCAGCAGCTTTTACCGCAGCGCCAACTATTGGTGCGTCTGCCACACGGGTTGGGGGTTCGTTTGGTCACTTTGCGGGAAGTGTTAGTAACGGCGCATCCACTGTTGATGTGCGTCTCATGACTGCAACCTCGGGTGCAACAGGCACTGTTGACGTCGTTGCAGTTGGTCGTTGGTTCTAAGGAGTAATACGCATGAAAATTATCTTATCGCCAGTGGCATCAGATCGCACCACGACTGTATCGGTCAGCGGCTTGGTCATCACAATAGACGGCACACCGATTGACCTGTCTGTCATTCCAGAAGGTGGCATTGCAGAGCCAGATGATGACAGCCCATTTGTTGGGAATGTCAGCCGCGATGAAGTCACTGTGAAATATTGCTATGACGGCGCACTGGCAGAACCAAATCAGTCAATGGATTGGGCTGATTACACGTTTGATGTGACAAGCGGAGATGTGCCGTGTCCGATCCAATGGAAAGCAGTTGTTGAAGAAACTGAGGTGACAGATGTTTAAGTCGATCAAAACAGCCGCAGACATTGCATCGGAAGCCGCTGCCGAACTGCGCGATGCGCGGATTGCGGAATTAAAGCAGTTGCTGAACGAAACGGATTACAAAGTCCTGTCTGACTATGACAAAGATGCAGCCGATGTGAAAGCGCAGCGCCAAGCGTGGCGCGATGAAATCCGTGCGCTAGGTGACTAAGATGGAAATCTTTCAGATCGTCATGCAATGGGTTGTCGCGCCAGTGGCTGGTGTCGTCTATGTCATGTGGAACCGCCAGCAAGATCACCACACAGACATTGCGGTGCTGAAATCGCAGGTCGAGGCAAACAAGCTGTCATCTGACCGCGAGATGAAAGAGTTCCGTGAGACTGTGCGGGCGATCTTTATGAAACTGGACAGCATAGAAGAATACCTGCGCGGTCACAAATAAGGGGCGTTTGCCATGTTTGATCCGATTAGCATCAGCATGGCTGTTAGTGCTGGGACCAAAGCGTTCAGCATGATCCAAAAAGGGATCGCCGCTGGTCGTGAGCTACAAGATATGGCAAGTCAGCTTGGCGAATGGGGCAAAGCCGTTTCGGATGTTTCGTTTGTTGCGCGTAAAGTTGAAGACCCGAATATATTCCAGATACTATTTGGCAATATTGAACAGAACGCTATCGAGGTGTTTGCTGCAAAGAAGCAACAAGAGTTTCAACGATCAGAATTGAAGAAACTAATTTCATATTCATGGGGGCAATCTGGCTGGCAAGAGTTTTTGTCTATCGAGGCAAAGATCAGAAAACAGCAACAGGACACGATATATCGAAAAGCTGAGATCAAAGAAGCGATCATGGTCTGGACGCTTGGCACGTTGATTGTCTTTTCTGGTCTGGCGGGCGCAGCAACAGTGTTCTGGTTTGTCGGTCACAATCAAGGGAGATGGTGATGACGTTTGAAAAGCTGATGTGGGCAATGGCCGCACTGGGATTGATCGGCATATTTTTGTTGTCTGGAAACGGGTTTTACCGCTATCCATGTCAAGACCCTGAGAACTGGGAAAATGCTGAATGTAATCCACCGATTTGTCAGCGCACAAAGAATTGCGCCATTGATTTGACTGGAGATGTCGAATGAAAAACGATCCTGATATGATGGAAGCAAAGCTGCGCTATTTTATCGGCGTGGCTTTAACTGTTATTCTTGGCGGCACGATCTTTGTGATCCTGTATAGCCTTGTATTTGTCACGCAGCCGCTTGGCGAAAGCAGTGAAAACGACCGCAAGTTTTTTGAATTGTTGACACCAATTGCCAGCTTCATCGTCGGCGCACTTGGAGGCGTCCTTGCATCGACAAACGGCAAAAACCGCAGCAATGACGTGCCACCAACAGACAGGGATATTGAACAATGATCGGCAAATTGATCGGCCCAGTGACGGGTCTGCTAGATAAGTTCATCGAAGACAAAGACCAGAAAGCCGCTCTGGCGCATGAGTTGGCCACAATGGCCGACAAGCACGCGCAGGATTTGGCAATGGCCCAGATCGGCGTCAACCAAGCCGAAGCCGCAAGCGGATCGCTGTTCAAGGGCGGATGGCGTCCATTTATTGGTTGGGTCTGTGGCAGTGCTTTTGCATACCATTTTGTGTTGCAGCCTGTGATCATATTTGGTGTGACGGTGGCTGGCGTTGACATCCCGCCACTGCCTGAGTTCGATATGTCATCGTTGATGACCGTGATGATGGGGATGCTCGGCCTCGGCGGTCTGCGGACATACGAAAAGCAGAAGGGTCTGTCAAAATGAAGCTGACGCCTGATCAACTGTCGGAGATGATCCCGACAAACAGGGAAGCGCCAGCATGGTGTGCAGCCTTGAATGATTTGCTGCCCAAATACGAAATCAACACGCCGCAGCGTATTGCGGGATTTGTGAGCCAGTGCGCGCATGAGAGCATTGATTTTCGGGTGCTTGAGGAAAATTTATCCTACCGATCAGACACATTGTTGCGTGTGTTTCCGCGCTATTTTGGGGCTGGCAAGAGAAACCCAGACGAATATGCCAAGAACCCAGAAAAATTGGCAAACTATGTCTATATGGATGAATTTCGCACATCTAAATTGGGCAATACGCAGCAAGGCGATGGATGGCGCTTTCGTGGCCGTGGACTGAAACAGTTGACAGGTCGTGACAATTACACGCGCTTTGCAAAAGATTAT